ACGCCCGGGGCAAAGTACGGGTGATTAGCCTCTTCTCGGGCCTTATAGACGTTCGCGACGGGGGCAACTTTGCTGCCCATAAACACCACGCCGGAATAGGTCCCCGTGCCCTCTAGCCGAGGCTTACGGCTAGCCCTTACGGCGCCGTTCAGCGTGCCGGTAAAGCGACCCGGGCCACCCGAACGGTTCACGTGGCCGGAACCGCCGCCGTTGATATCCACTCTCGTAATGAACGCGAACGCCACACCTTGCCCACGGTGATTCCAGCGGGCGCGACCTCGCAGCCTCGACCGGACACGGGCCCGAGTGAGTGACTGCACCTTCTTAATGGCGGCGACCGTCGCGAGGTCAACACGCTTATCCATGGCGATCAATTCCGCCTCGGCAGCCTTGGCACCCTCGATTAGGGCGCCGAACGCCTCATTAGCCATTCGCCGCCGCCCTTTCCTTGTTAGCGCGGGCACGGGACACGGCGTCATCTACGGCTAGTAGCCAATCCAGTTTCACGGCCGATTCGTCGTCGAGGTCGGACGGGCGGCAACCCATGAGGGTGCATAGCCGCCACGTCCGATAGTCCTCAAGAGGCAGCGCCTCGGCGGGAAACTCGAAAGTCCCCTCTAGAGCCTGGCTTAGGCGCCAGAGGGAGCGATAGGGGAATCAGCGTCCGCCGACGGCTCAAAGTCCGGGAGTAGCTGCGGCAGGTACGGGGCGCATTCCTTGCGTAGCGCGTCGAGGTCGGCCCCGGGCACGTCCTGAACGCCGTCAACGGTCACGGCAAACCCGTACGACCACCCGGCGACCAGCGCGGCCACTAGGGAGTCGTTCAGGTCCTCTAGAAGGTCGAATGCGTCGCCCATACCGGCGGCGATACGTAGTTCCGCCTCGGGGTCGAGGACGGTACCCGCAGCCTTGGCAATGGCCTGCGCTTCCTTCACAGCGGCGGCGAACGCGGGGCGCGCGGCTAGCTGGGCCTGAATGCGCTTAATAGGCCGACGCTGCCGTTCGGTGACCTCGGACACGGGACGCAGGTCGGCGGAAGCGCCCGAGGGCAGAGTGATGTGAATCATTAGGCGTAAGTTCCCGATGCAATCGCGTTCTGAATGGTGGCCTTGATAGGCGAGTAACCGCCCGAGGCGCCGATATCCGTCGAGTTCGCGCGAGCGCTGAACGACACGGCGATTTCGACGTAATCCTTACCGCGCCCGATGTCGGCAGCGGAGTAAACGACGTTCGTCATGTGTAGCTTGACCTGAATCGCCGCCGCACCCGCACCCGCCTGGAAATTGACGTCTAGCGAGGGCTGCGTGTTGTTCAGGTAGTTGGTTAGCTGCGTGTCGTCCTCCATGACAAGAGTCATCTTGCCGTCGACCGTCACGGGGCCCGACCAAATGTTGCCCGGGTTCTGAGAACCGGCGACCGGCTGAATCACGGTCACGGGGCGCTTAATGGTGACCTCGCCGTCGAGGACGGCCGTAGAGGCGACACCGCCGATGGTTACAGCACCGGTCCATGCAGCGACAGGCGCAACAGCCGTAAACGATGGCGTCGGAACGGTCGTGGTCGTCGAGGCGAACGCCGTTGCCTTGGCCGTGTAGGTCAGCATCGAGTCGCCGTTGAACTTGAACGCAAGTTCCGAGAACTTAGCGCCCGCATACTGCCGTGTGCCGGTCGCGTAGTAGTCGGTGAGGGTGTAACTCTTAGGCTGCCCGTCGGCGCTGTTCAGCGTGGAAACGGCGTGCGTGAACGGGGCACTAGCGCCCGTGGTCGTCACGTCGCCGAGGACACCCGCGAGCATCCAACCAACGGTGTCCGGGAAAACGTCGCCGCCGAAATCAAAGGTTGAATGCTTCGGACCGGCGATTTCGTTGTAAACCTCGACCATGGAACCGCGTAGACCCTTGTCCTGAAGAAGGGTTAGCGAATCCTTGGGGGTCGGCTTGTCGACCGGAATAAACGCGGTCGCAGGGACCGCCGTTCCTAGGATCGTTTCCTTGGCAATGCCGAGGAAAGAGAGATTTGAAGAATGCGGCATGTGCAGCCCTTACAGATTCGTAGGTGCGGGGTCGGCAGCCGCCTCGGGCTGCGGGTTCTCCAACGGCAAAGGCGCAGAATCCTGCGGAGTTGCCGCCGACTCCCATCGGCCGTCGTCGGGCGCCTCGGCGAGGTCGAGCACAACACCCGGGGCAGCCTCGACGCCGAGCGTCGGGTAATAGCGTTCATCGGTGCCGGAATACGAGAAAAGAGGCAAGGGGGTTCCTCGGGTCGAGCACCTACTAGTGACTAGTAGGTGACTAGATGCGCTGGAAGCACTCGACCTCGATCACGACCGTTGCGTGACGCCCCATGTGCTGGTCATCCCACGTGACCTCATGCGAGGACGTTTGCGGGCGCGCCGTAAGGACGTGGCCACCTAGGGACGGGTCGGTGCGGATAACCGAAATGACGGCGTCGGCGAGGTCGCTTGCGCGCTGATAGACGGCCTGCGGATCGTCGTTGCCTCGGTACACGTCGATTTCGATCTCAATCGTGTACCGCTCGTCGAGCCATCCGGCGCCACCCCCGCCGACCATGGAATTGACGCCGATATGCCGGCTCACCTTGCCGACCGAAACAATGTCGTCCGGCTGGTCGGGTCCCGGTTCGTCGTAGCACACCAAAAGGCGGGCAGTCGTGACGTTCGGGTCGGGCGCGAGGTTCGCTGTAAGTTGGTTGAACAGGTAGGCCCGTACGGCGGGCGAGGTCGAGCTAGGTATGGGCATTACGCGATTCCCGGGGGTCGGCGCTTAGGGCCCCATAGTTCGATCACACGGTCTGGCAGCGCGAATCCCATAGGCACGCCCATAGAGTCGCCGTCGATTCCGGCGCTACCGAACTTAGGCCGTCCGCCGTTCTGCGTCTGCTGCCATAGGTGCCGGATCAGTTCGAGGGCGCCTAGGCGGATGGTGAACGGGATTTGCCCGCCCGTTCCGGCGGTGTAGACGACCTTTACGTTCTTGTCGCCGAGTGCGAACGTCGCAGCACCTCCGCCGAACGTGCGGCGGGTTATCTGCCCCGTGGTGTAGTCGACCGTGAAGGCAAATGCGTTCATCTGCGCGTCGAGGTTCTGTTCAGTGAGAACGAACCCCGAAAGGCCGTAGTACTCGGTGACCGACTGCACCGAGGCGAGGGGCAACCAATCCGGCTGAATGGTCGACAGTCCCCCGTCGAAAAATTGTGTGTGCACCTCGGGCAGGAACGGGCCGCACACGTCACGGGCCTGATCTGCCGCTGTGAGTATGAACCCCTGCAATTCCTCATCCTGCCGAGTGTCATTCAGCGGGATATTGAGGTGTTTCTTAACCGAGATTAGGTCGACCATCTGTTCAACGCCCTGCGGGCGCACGGTGAACTGATCTTCAAACGCCCACCCGACGGGAACCCCGCCGTTCGTGCCGGTCGCCGTCCATCGGACAAGCCACGTACCGGCCGAGACAGACGGCACGACGGCGCTGTACGCCCCGCTACCGGCCGAACTCACCGAGGGCGAGGTGATGGCCCCGGTCGGGCTTGTGACGGTCACAGAGGCGACCAGGGCGCCCGTGGTGGCGTTGCCCTGGTCATCCAGCGGGGTGCACACGAGGCCGACGTCTTGCCCGACGAAATAAATCGTCTGAGTGGTCAATGTTGGCCCCTATCGGTAACGGCGGTGTCGGCGGTGGTGCGACCCCCGGCGGTGGTGGTGGTGCGTGTGTCGGCGGTGGTGCAAATGCCGTCGGCGATGCTGGGCAGCGTGCCGCTTGTGCTTGCGGTGCAAGTGCCGGTGCTTGTGGTGGTGCGTCGTGTGTCGGCGGTGCTTGCGATGCGTGTGCAAGTGCCGGTGATTGTGCAGCCGCCTAAGAATCTTCCGCGCCATGCGGGCAGCCGCACTTAGGTGCCGGGTGTGTCGGCGGTGCTTAAGGTGCGTGCGGTGGCGGTAGTGGCGGTGGTGATGCTTTAGGTGCCGGTGGTGCTTTAGGTGGCGGTGGTGCTTTAGGTGATAGTGCCGCCGCTTGTGGTGCTTCTTATGGTGCGCTGCATGGGCCTTACGGCCGTGTGGCTTAGTGGGCCGTTTCCCGTGCCGGTGCGAATGAACGAAACGGGAAACGGCATGGCCCCGGTGGTGGCTATGGCCCATAGACCGGCGAACAGCGCGCCGCCAATGGTCGTAATGCGTAGCCATAGCCACCACCTAAAGGGCTTAGAACGTCGGGGCAGCGAGGCCGTTACCGGTAAGAACAGAAATGCTCTTGGGGTACCGGGCAGGCTGGAACGAGACGTAGTTGTAGAGGCGGATAAAGACGCTCATGTTCGACGCGTAGGTCTGCTCGAACGCCTCGGCCCGAACGTGCGACTCCCACAGCATGAGGTCGGCCATACGCGCGACGATAACCGCGTCCTCACCCGAACCGGCATCGGCCGTCAGGTTGGTCGGAATGAGCGCGTCGACGTAGACCGGCAGCCCGAGCATGGTGCCGACGTAACCCTGTGCGGCGACCTCGCCCTGATTGGCTAGGCCGTTCATCGGGCTGTTAGCCGCCGGAACAACAAGCGGGCGACCGGTGGAGTCGGACTGCGAGCAAAGCCACGCCCAGCGAACCGGGTGCATGATGATCGTGTCCGGCGGGAGGAACCGGTTCGTGTGAACCTTCTGAATGGCGTTCGCCACCGCCGAATAGAACTTAGCGACGGTGAAACCGGCGGACGGAACATCGATGGCGTTAGTACCCGCAAGGGTCATAATGCCGGTCGGCTGCCCCGAGGTGCCGGAACCGCTCAGAACGAGGGTGTTTAGCTGCCGGGCATAGTCGGCGGCGAGGTCACCTAGAACCACGTCGTCGATGTTTAGCGGCGACTGCTCGATGAGCTGAAGGCTCACAGTCTGGCCACCCGCAACGGTCGTCACGCTGGACGAAATCGAGGTCGTGGTGAGGTCGGTCTCGTTCACCGCGCTGTTCTGCGTCGACTGCACCGCAACGGCCGTACCGGTCGCGACCTTAGGCACGTTGATGGAATCCGTGCCCGCCGGTAGCGGGAAAGTCGGCGTTAGGTTCGCGGTAATGCGACCCGCACGGGCGAACTTGACGAACTGGTTCTCCAGCCACAGCGGGGGCACAAACTCGCCACCGGTGCCGTTGACAGTCGTTAGCGGCGCGCGCTGTTCGGTCGCACGGCCCCGGTTGTTCCGAATCAGTCGGTCGGCGGCGTCCCGGTCACCCTTGGAACGGGCTAGGTGGAGGTCGCGGAAGTAGGAACGGCCACCGTTGCCGGAACGGTAGATCTCGGGCTCGGACTTGACGCCGTCGCCCGCCTTAGGGGCGTAGCGCTTAGCCATGTCGGCGGCTGCGGCGTCGGCCTGAACCTGCGCGTCGAGTTCCTTAACGCGCTCGTCGAAAGCCCGAATCTCGGCCTCGCCCTTATCGAACCGGGCCGACTC